ACTTACAATTTTTATTATTCTTACCTGCTACTGCCGGATATTCTCTATCTAAATTAAATGACCCATCTGCTTTGAAACTAGAACTAACAAATTCATTGATGGATCTTGCTAATTTATTTCTAGTTGGCTTACCGCTCGCTGGTGAAAATTCTGTAATACGTTTTTGTGGAAACATTGCTCCATCAATTAATTTACGTTTTACAATCATATATTTGATATCAATCTTTTCTGGATCATATCCATATTGTTCTGCGAAATATTTTTTATATAATACCAATTGAGATACTTTATTTTTATCTGCTTTTTGATATTTATTCCACCCTCTTGTACTAGTCTTAATATCAATAATAGTAATTTTATCAGTACGTTTATCTCTCATTACGATATCAAGATAACCTAACATCATAATTTTATCATTATTATCTGCTACTGGATGATAAATAGGAACTTCAATACCTATAAGTTCTTCATTCTTTCTACTAAAATATTGTCCACGTTTTCTTTTGAACCAATCTAATATTGCAACACCATCTTCATAAAATTCTCCTAACTCAAATTTATTAGAAAAATGTTCGCCCATTTTTTCAACAGCTTCTTTGTATAGATTAAACATTTGATCTTTAAGATATTTGTTAATATCAATTTCATCTGCTGCTTTTGCAGATTGATCATACATTACTGTTAGATAATTTTGCATTGTTTCATGCATTGCTGTTCCAAATATAGTATGTATACTTTGACTAAATGTACGAAGATTTTTTGCATACGCTAACTCCCAATGTTTAGGACATTGAGAATACATAGAAAATTGCGAATATGAAATCTTACGCTCGTTTGGCAGAGGCTCACGTTGACTGTATTTCAAAAACTTATTCATATATTAAATATAAGAAAAATATTTCAATTAGGCAAATTATTTGCCCCATTTTTTTGCAGAAACTATTTGAGCAATAATGCCATAAACTGATAGATCTTGAAATGTATCTAATTCAGATTCTCCAACATTATCCTTATGACCTAATATAATTAATTGTTTTAGTCTTTGAATTTTATCATTTATTCTAAACCATAATCCAGTTAATGATAATTTTACATCACCATCTGTTCTTAAATCAGTTCCTACTGATATATTGCCTGGTCCATAATTTTTTTGTTTTTTACAAAATAAAACATATTGTTCAGCCATTATATTCTTAAACTCTTGACAAGTTTCTGGATATTCTTTTTCACAATATATAACTGCTTCATCATCATGAGTATTTATTTCATTTTGAATTTGATTGAATACTACTTTTGCTCTTGGACTTGTATCTTCTTGTCTTCCTGGTGTATCTTTTATTGTTTTCATTTTAATAACCCTTTTATTTCTTTTTCTGATTTACCGTATTTTTTTATAATTGAAATCAAGTTATCCTTTTCTAACAACCCAATATATTCTTCTGCTTCAATCCGAGCAACTTGATAATGATCTGCAATTAGTTTAACAAGATCTTTATTATATTTGTCATGTTTTTTACCTTTAATATACTTATTAAATGATTTTTGTTTAGGCAAAAAATCAAAATATAATTGATAAACATGCTTCTTATCTAATGGACCTATCGTATATTGTTGAAACATATCTACTATTTCTATATAATTTGGGTTCATTGATAACCAACGATTGATTAAATATGGAGTAAATGATTTTTGATCTGATTCAGATAATTTAGACCATGGCGTCTTTTTCCAAGTTATATTAGCTAAATGATCAAATAATGTTGCTGGCTTCTTCATATTACATCATTGGCATTTGAGGTTGAGTTGGTTCATCTTTAGGAATATTTGTAACAACACATTCTGTAGTTAACATAGTTCCAGCAACCGATGCTGCTTTCTCGATAGCAACTCTTGTCACTTTAACTGGATCAACAACTCCTGCTTCGATCATATCAACAACTTCATCTGTTCTTGCATTATATCCATTTTTGTCATCTAATTTATTATAAATAACTTCTGCATTTAATCCAGCATTCTCCATAATAGCATTAAATGGAGCATGACATGCTTTCATTACAATAAGACCACCATTTAATTGATCTTCATTTTCATATAACTCTTCATCACCTTTAAGTAATTCAAATCTTCTTAAAACAGTTCCTCCACCTGGAATAATGCCTTCTTCTACTGCTGCTTTAGTTGCACAAAGTGCATCATCAACTCTATCTTTTTTCTCTTTCATCTCAATTTCAGATCCGGCGCCTATTCTAATTACAGCAACGCCGCCCGATAATTTTGCTAATCTTTCTTGTAATTTTTCTTTTTCATAATCAGATTCACATGATTGTACCTGTGATGTAAGATGACTGATACGTTCTTGTACTAATTCAGAATCACCATATCCATTTACAATTGTAGTATTATCTTTAGTGATCGTAACCTTTTCTGCTGTTCCTAAATGTTCTAGAGTTGCATCTTCTAATGTCAATCCTGTATCTTCTGAAATTACAGTTGCTCCAATTAAAACAGCAATATCATGCAATTGGTCCATTCGTTTAGCACCGAACCCAGGTGCCTTTACTGTTGCAACTTTTAATGTTCCTCTAACTTTATTAACAACTAATGTTGATAACGCTTCTCCATCAATATCTTCTGCTATTATTAACATCGGCTTATCCATTTGCATCGACTGTTCAAGTAATGGAAGTATATCTTTCATATTACTTATTTTCTTATCATGCAATAATATAAACGGATCTTCTAATTCTGTAGACATTTTTTCTGGATTTGTAACAAAATAAGGAGATGAATATCCTCTATCAAATCTCATTCCTTCTACTACTTCTAATTCTGTTTCTGCAGTTTTACCTTCTTCAACAGTAATGACTCCATTTTCTCCTACTTTATCCATTGCTTGTGCAATAATATTACCAATTGAAGAATCGTTATTTGCTGATATAGTTCCTACTTGAGCTATTTCTTCTGTGCCATTTACTGGTCTCGCACTATCCTTAAGATATTGTACTACATTTTGTACTGTTTTATCAATACCTCTTTTCAATTCAATTGGATTAGCGCCATTTGCAATTTTTTTGAACCCTTCTTCTAATATTGCATGAGCTATTACAGTTGCTGTAGTAGTTCCATCGCCTGCTTCATCATTAGTTTTTGATGCAGCTTCTTTTACCATTTGAGCTCCAGCATTTTGTATTGAATCTTCTAATTCAATTTCTTTTGCTACAGAAACTCCATCTTTAGTTATAGATGGACCTCCATATGGTTTTTCAATTACAACCGTTCTACCTTTTGGTCCTAATGTTGATTTTACCGCATCTGATAATTGTTCAACACCTTTCATTAGTTCTAAACGGGCATCGTGCCCAAATATTAATTTTTTTGCCATAACTTATTTTCCTTCAATAATTCTAAATTCTTCGTTAATATAACCACATTCATCACATCTAAATGTCGGAACTGGAACTATCTGTTCTTTTCCTGTCGGCGACACTAATGCAGAAACTCTTTTGAATGCATGTACTTGTCTAAAAAATTGACATCCACAATTTTCGCATTTGATATCTTTCATATCACTAGCCTTAATATTAAGGCCTGGATTATCTCGTGTTGGTCCTTTGCCCGGACCCATACCTATAACTTTACCTTTGTTATAATTTTTTGCCATAACTTATCCCTTTAACTCATTTAATAATTTTACAATTGTAGACATGATATGTAATTCTTTATCAACTGCAAATGAATCTTGATATTGTGATTCTGCTAAAATTAATATAACACTTGCAATATGACCTGTAGCATAACTATCTATTTCATCAAATAAATATTTATGTAATGCTGAAAAGTCCTTTACTTTACTATCATTAATTAATTGTCTAATATTTTTGAATGCATCTTTTTTATTATCGTTCTTTAATATTTCAACAAGCTTAGTCATATAATTAGCTTGAATAACACTTGTGTCATCTATAGTAATTGTATTGTTAATAACCTGCCTCTGACAGCTATTTAATACCCTTCTTA